CCCTTCGGGTGAGAAGTTTGCCCAACCACAATGAAAAGGGCCGACTCGAAAGCCGGCCCCGTTTGCGTCCTCTCACCAGGACAGTGCTACTTCACTTTTTCCGCTTCTTCAAATATACGACGTATCCGTTATTACGAAGAAGCGTAGTTGCCCAGCGTATGGCAATTGGGCTTGTACGAGGCTTTGCGACATCTATGCCTAACCATCGTTTGATCTCATTAAGAGACGTTCGACCCATGCCTGGAAGTTTCAACAACTCAGTATCGGTCGCTGCCATAACGGCGGATTTTGTGTAGTAACGTTCGGCAAGAAGACAGTTCTTCGCTCGCGTTGATAACAACCCGGACTTACAGGCGGATTCAATTTCATTCACGGCCAACTCCTCTCACCAGGATTTGAACATCTAAAACAAGTGCCCGTACTCCTTCACAATCTCGCGCGCCCACTTCACCTTGTCGCTAACTCGCTGCCCAGCGGGCTGGGCCTTGCTCCACAGTTCAAGGTTGCTTAATCTGTTGTCGCTACGGTTTCCGTTTTTGTGGTGTACCGTTTCACCATTACGCAATGGCCTTCCTAGCGCCTCACCCATCACTGCGCTGTGCTGTAAAACTATGCCGCTAATTTTGTTCGCGTATGGATTGCTGCGATCGAACTTCATGATGTAACCGCCCTTGCGGACGTGCCACTGTTTAGAGCGACCGTCTTGGACGTAACCCCCAAGAGGGTCTCCATGTTTTTTCAGCTTGGCGAAGTGATTCCCGCATAGGTGCAGAGACTTGGCCTTGCGATTACAGCCATCTACTTTGCATTGCCCCATCTCATAACGCCGTATTCGTCGTTGGCGTCCGCCTAAAGGATCACCATGCGCGCGGCTACGGCCGTAATGGAAGGAGCATAATCCGTGCGCTTTGTGAACATCATTGCATCCATCAATACTACAACCACGCGGCGGCGGCTTCGAGACACAAGGATCTCCGTGTTTCTTAACTCTCTCGTAATGCATCGTGCATAGGCTACGAGCCTTCTTCTCTCTGCCGCAATCTTCGACGCGGCATAACCCGCCGTCATTGGTTCTTCCGGCCAACGGGTCACCGAACTTGTTCAACTTTGAGTAGTGCGCCGAGCATAAGTGAAATGCCACCGCTCGTTTACCGCATCCATCGATCTTGCATCTTCCGAGGGAATTTGCCGGAAGCTTCTTGCCTGGCCGCTTCATGTGAGCGCCTCCTTAGACATTCACATGATAGCAGCATTTAAGTTGTTAACACCACAAGTATCACGCGGCCCCTGTAGTCATAATCATGAGTTTCGCTGCCTCATAATTTACGATGGCCCCGCCGAAGCGCCTACGGAAATTGAACTTAGTTTGCCCCTTAGCCGTAAGGTTATCGCGAATCAGAGTAGTGCCCGAGCGGTTGACGATCTTGTACGCGCGCATCCAGTTCCCGAACGCTAGCGAGTAGGATCCCGCACCGAGCGCCGGCATGTTGTCGTCGACGGTCACTGGCGATCCCAGAAACCGCCCGCCGAAGCCGCCGGCAGGATCTGGATTCCAGAGGTAATACGCGCCGCTGCCGTCCTTCATCTGCCGCATGATTCCGAGCGTCGTATCGTTCGTGAGCCATTGCGCGCCAGCACGGTACTGCGATTTGAGCGCGTGCTGTAGATCAATGAGACGATCCGCAGGAGCGACCGACATAAACGCCGCGGATTTGCCGGAGCGGATGAACCCGATCTTGCCCCACTCCCACGAAGAGTTGTGCACGTTGTCGTGAGCGATGATGCCGCGCGCACCGTTCACGCCAGCGCCGGATATGTATTCGGCATTCGCGCCTTCTGCAAATCCAATCGCTGCTTCGTTGGCTAAATCGGTCTCAAGGTTGACCCTCGAATCTTCGAGCGTTTCGTTGAAAACCCACGGTTCAACTTCCGCCGTGTGCACGTCGATGCGAACCTTGGAGTACGTCGGCTCGGTCGTCTCACCGCCAGTCCCGCCTTCCGATACGCGACGCATCGCCATACCAGAAACCTTAACCAGCTTCTCCCACGTCTTAGTTCCGATCGTGACAGTGTCCGCAAGGTTCGCGAGCCCGCCCATCGTCTCGACAACGCGGTCAATGGCCATGTCCATCTCAGGCAGCACGAGATAACCGCCGTCCGGATCAGATGACGTATTCATTGCCTTCCGACCAAGGTCCTTGAGTGCGCGCGCATCGACCTCGCCAGTGCGCATGTAGAGTTTGAACGCCTTGCGGTATTCGTCTTGCTCTGGCGTTGAGTCTTGATTCTCTGAGCCGATGCGTCCCGCCTTTTTCTCAACCTCGGTCACCTGCTTTCCGAGGTCGGCCAAGTGCTTGTCGATTTTCTCGACCGTCTCTGTCAGCTCTGCCGGCGCATAGCCTTTCGACTCCATCGCCGCAAGCCGCGCGTCGTTGGCCCTCTTGTACTCGTCCCACGCTTTCCCCTGATCCTCGATCAGGGCCGCAATGTCTTTAACTTCCATGATGATGTCCTTTGCTGGTGATGTCAGCCTACGCGGCCAACGCTGCGCCTCGACGTTTGAGCGCCTCGGCAATCTGTGCCAATGCCGCATCAGCGTCTCGCTGCGCAAGCTGCTTCTCGCTTCGGCGCTTGAGCGCGTCCGCGATGTCCTGCAAGCCTCCCTCGTCAGCGTCACGCCGACCAAGGGTCTTCATCTGTGCCAACAACGTCTTCGCTTCCGAGCGACTGAGACCACCGACATCTCGAAGGTAGCTCTCCATGTCGCTTAATGATCCGATCGATTCGATAACCGACTTCGCCGCACCCCGAGAGATAATGCGCCCGATCGATTTGGAATTCGGGAACGCCTCGGATAGCGCCTTGACAGCAGTCAGGATATTACCGGTTACCATACGCGGCTCCATCGGCGTGACTGTGAGCGAGTCGCGCATCAATGGCCACTCCACGATTTCCCCGCTGCTCTTCTTACGAACCGCTCCACGTATGGCAGCGCTTGAAGTCCCCATCACGCCCATGTCAATAAGCTGCATCAGATACTGCATATATTCCGAGCGGCGATTCAGAATGCGCTCAACGAAGATTCCGTTATCATCGACCTTCGCAGATTTCCAGTCAGCGATGCCGAGCACGTTGTCTTCATCGTTGCCCGTGTCGTCAGTGTCTACGCCGTGCTCGAAGTCTTCGTACAGAATGCCGAGGTCCGTATAGTTGCTGTCGAAGTGCGTGTTCTTGGTGAAGTACTCGCCAGCTAGGTCGCGGCCACCGAACAGAACCAGGTAATTGCCGACGCGGATCTCGCTATCTGAAGTTGCGATGGTCTTCAATGCGTTCATGCTTGAACTCCTGCTTTTGGAGAAAACAATATCGGCACGCCGTTGGTCACTGACTCCGCGCTCGATGCGTTACCGACAAGCGCCGAGAGCCAGCGATAGGTTCCCGCATGCGCGACAATGAGCGGCAATCCCTCAGCCGGTATCTGCGCGAGTGCCTGCCCGGTACGGTCGCTGAACGATGCCCACGGCTCCGCGAACTGACGTTCAGCCAGCCCCGCAATCACGGTCACCTGCACGCCTAGCGCGCGGCCGATCGCCTCCGCAGTATCGCGTGCACGCCCGAGGTTGCTGCTATAGATCGCCGTGACGCCGGCGCCCCCGAGTTTCTGCGCCGCTGCTGCCGCTTGCTCCGCGCCCGTCTCGGTCAAAGTATCAAGCGCGCTAGATTCCGCGTGCCGGAGGAAATAGAACGCGCCAGCCATCAGCGGAATAGACGCGATCGACGGCATCGCCTTTAGTGGCGTGACCGACCATTCCTGGCGATCCTCTTCGCCGTCGGCAGGCTCCGACTCAGCAGGCTTCACGCTGCCAACGATGTTCGCTGGGACGCGGAGCTTGTCGCTCGCTGGGTCATCATCCGGGTTCATATCAAGCAGCGCGCGTCCCTCGTTCGTCTTCATGACGCCACCGTTGACGTATCCAAGAATCACATCCTTCTGCGTCGTGATCGATCCGCGCAAGAGCCCGGCATCAACGAAGTTCGCATACAGTCCCGCCTTGCGTTCATCGGCTCGCAACAGATTCGCATCGATAGATTGCTCGATCCGACGATACGTCGGAGCGAGCGTATGCACCACGTGCGCAAGAAACATTTGTTCAGCGCTGGCATAGGTCGTGTTCTTGCTCTCGGCGAAAATCATGATCGGGTTAACCTGGAAGTGCCGGCAGATTTCCTCGACCTGATATCGTCTCGTGTCCAGCGTCTCAGCGTCGACTCCAGACAGGCTGTTCTGAAACCACTTCGCGCCACGGTCCAGGATCAGCGGGGCGCCGATCTCAGCGCCGCTGTTGTTTTCCATGACCCACTTTTTCAGGGCGGCGAACTGATCAGACTTCAATGAGCCTTCGATGCTGTACGTCCCAGAAGCGCGCACGCCGTTCTTCTGCATCCGAGCTTGCTGCTCTTCCAGAGCCATCGATAGGCCGATCGCCTCGCGCGCGAGCTGCACACACTCGAGACCCATCCAGCTATTCCACGATGGCCCGCGCACGTGCCAGATTGTCGACGCAGGGAATGGCCGCACACCGCCATTCTGTGCACGCACCTGGTAGGTCAGCGTGTAATCGTCCGCACGATCTACGGTTACGGACCCCGGCTCCAGCGGGATCAACTCCAGCACATCGCCGCGGCTCGATCGATTGATGAACGAGTAATGCTGCCCGCATAGATCCAGATGCAAGGACAACGTTTCGAGATATTCAAACGATGTCTGCCACCCGTTCGGGCTCGTCGACAGAAGCGCATACAGAGGATGCTCTTTCGCAGGCAGGCGCGTCCGTCCATCCCCGCTCTCGCGCATGATCTTGAGCGGCACCTGCGCAACGCCATTCGCCCGCACACGCAAGCATGCGAACACCGCCGCGACTTCCAGCGCCGTCGTCTTGGTGATCGCCTTCCCGCTCGCCGATGACTTCGGCGGTAGGATGTCCCGAAATACGTCGTAGGTGCTCAGCGCCTTGCGAGCGAATGCCTCGGCCAGCATTATGCGTGCGCCCTAGCCAGCGCCAATCCTTGCGCAACCGCCAACGCGCCGCCGATGACATAGCCTGCAGGCGCATACGCGAGCCAACAGCCATACGTCACAGCGCCCGCGCCCATCACCAGCAAGAGGTCAGGCAGCAACTTTGTCAGGCGATCGCGCATTCGACGTGGTATCCCAAAATGATTTTCCCTGAGCCTCAGGATTGCGCGCCATCAATTCTGCGGCGTCGAAGGTTGCCATAAGCGGGTCGATCTTAGCGGCACCGGCGATTTCTTTCGTTATGATGATGTTGTTCCCCTTGACCATCACCTTTGCGTTACCTACGCAGTACGCCATCATTTTTGTTCCGCCGTGATGAAAGGTCCCTGCGGCTAGCCTGCGCTCTGTAGTTGCGATTGCTCCGATCAACTGCCAGCCCTGGCTTATTGCGACGATTCGTTCGGCCGCTATGCCCGCAAGAACAAGTCCGTCGTAAATCTCTACGATTTTGTGCCGGTCTACGCCTATATCACCAAGAATTCCAGACTCCTCGCAGTACATAATGGTATCGATAATTTTCTGCACTTCTTGTCCAGATCGCTCGACAACAGTCAAATCACCGTCGCGCACGAAGTCGTGCCATCTCGCGGCCTCTGATTTACGCCGCTCAAACGCGATCGGGGCACACCAGGCATGCGCCCAATGCAACCACCATCCTGTCTCCTTGTCCCTCCCAATAATTGCGAGCCCTAACCAGTCGTCCGTAAGTCCGAAGTCAATGCCAGCCGTAGCAACATCAGAACGCTCTAGCAGAGCTTCGAGTGTCAATCCACCCGTAATTGCTTGCCGCTCCCAGAACATGGCGCCTGTCCAGTTATCGGATCGCAGCGCCACGCCGATCTCGACGTTCAGATGCTTCGCGAAGAATCCGCACTGCGATTCCGGCCCGTCGTTCTCCGCCTTTTGCGCCTCGCGCTCTAGAAACTCCGTATCAACCGAAGCACCGAGATTCGGGTTCGTCACATAGAAGTTCTTCGGGTCTCGGTACAATTTATCCGTGAGCATCGATGCTGGATACTCATAGAGCACGGGGAGAAAGCGCTTATCCTCGATCCGCCCATCGCGTACACCGCGGGCATACATCAGCTTCTGGCGAAACACGCCGGCCGGTGCCTTGTCCGACTGCGTGGACAGAAAGATCGTGAAACCTTCGGGACGCGACGCGAGTCCGCCGCACGCTTCGCGTAGCATGTTCTCCGCGCTCGCCTGAGATCCGAACAGCCATAGCTCGTCAACAACTACGCCGGTCGCTTTCTTCCCCCCGACCGTCTCGTTATCCGCGGCGACGACCTTGAGCTGTGAGCCGTTCACCCGGTGCGTGATCGTCCGGTAATGCTCCTGCACCTGAAAGAGGTCCGACAGCTCCTCGTCTTTCCTGACCATGTCGCGCGCCGGAAAGAAGGAGTTATTCGCGATTTCTATTGTGGGGCTTAAAATTAAAAACTCTGCGGACTCGCGCCAATTCCGAATAAGCGCGGTCATCATGATCGCCGCCGCCGTTGTTGACTTCGAATTTTTTTTTGCGATTAAAAGGAAGAATTCTGTAATCAACCGTCGCCCTGTTTCCGCGTTGTAGCACCCGAATATGTGCCCGGCTAAGTCGAGTATCCACGGTCGCGCAATGTCGCCCATTGTTGGCGCGTTCTGCACGTCGTTGACGTGCAATTCCTTAAAGACGGCGAGCGCGGATTCAGCCTCAGCGGGGAAAAGCGGCGCGAACGGTATCAGCGATTCGCCTGCGAGGATTCGGCGCGACCAGTCTGGGCACGCCGTGGACCAGTCCATCATCAGCTATTGTTGACTACGAGCTTAGGCGGTGGTGCTTGTGAGAACTTTCCAGCCGCGACTTTCATTGCCGCCTCGCGCGCCTGATTTTTTTTCCCTTGCGGCAAGTCATCACCTGCGCCCTGCCGTTCTCTGCGCGCGGCAGGGCTGAATCCCAGCTCTCGCACTGCTCGCATCATGATGAGCGCCTGCCGATTCATGATGGGCAAAAACGGATTCTGGATAGGCACACCCTTCGTCGGAGACTTGACCAGCAGCCCTACGGCGGCAGACTTCTCGCTCGCCTCGCGGTGCGTATCGCAGGCGACGACCCAAGCGGCTAGCAGAGATTCATCCAACTGCTGTAGCGATTCAGGCGCGTTTCTAATGGCTTTCCGCCATAGGAGTTTCTGATCCGAGGTCAGCCAACTAGGCGCACGGGGTTTGCTATCGGTGATCAAACGGCGAGTCCTATGTATGGAGCGCACGGGTCGGAGTCACACCGCCCAGCGCCGTATGGTGTACGGCGTCCTGCTCTTTCGTGCGCGTTGTTCGTTTCGGGTATGGCTTCGACAGCGGCAGTATACGGGCGCGCATTTCGGCGTCTAGTGGCATGAGATATTTATGTTTCATCGCAAGCGCTACCCTTGTCACTTCACCAACTGGATCTTGGAAAGAAAACCGTCCGAATTGCGTCTTGCTGCCTTTCGTCGAGTAGGCGCGAGAATGCAACCGCTTGCCCGTCACAGAATCATAGAAGGCATCACATGCATCGGATCTG